TCGGGCCAGCGTGCTCTCGGGGAGTTCGCGGAAGTCCGCTCTCGTGATCGATCGCCGTCAGGCAGCGTCGGTCGAGGCTCTATTCAGTTATGCAGCCCATTATCGCAAACGGATTTTCGCTCGCAAGGGGGCAATCTCAAAATTGTGGAGGCAGATAGATCTTTCGAGCCTTCTTTTTCGGTTGCTCGGCTCGGGCTTCGACGCTGGTTGCGGGGTTAGCGGGAAATGTCACGACCGACACCTCGAGCAACTTGGCAAGTTGCACCACTCGCGTGCCTTTGGTTTCGCCCTTGGCAGGTGGCTCGTAGGTTTCCTTAAGGCAGATAAACCCGAACGAGCACTGCGTCACAATGCCTGCACGTACCAGCGCGTGCGCTTCCTCACTTGTGTCGGTGTCGGGCAAGTCGCACTCAAAGCACAGACCCGAACGATCTGCATAGACTTTCAGGTTGCCTGCGCTCACGCGACCCATCGGCTTTGCCGTATCGTGGTTCCAAAGCAAAGCGATCTTGTCGCCGTCGGCTTTGATCGATGCGTCAAAGCATGTCGGCTCTAAACGCTCGTAGCAGTTGCCCATGTCGTATCGCTCCCAATTTGCGGCGATGCCGTTGAGTCGTAGCGGCTCACCGGGCTGCGGTTCGGTTTGTTCGATGCGGACTGCGCCAGCCTTGCGTGTTTCGATGTTGCTCATAGTTGCTCCTTGTTAGTTTGAATGAGTTCTTGAATCAGGCGCGTGGCTAGTGCCACGGCCGTCTCGGTGTGTCCTGTGTTGTGCCAGTCTGCATTGCGTGCTTCGGTCTTGATCGACTCTGCGAATGCGTTGGCGATGGCAATGCCGTCGCTTGCGCGGTCGCTGTGACCTTGCAGCACCAATAGCCCGCGCATGATCGGTGCGATCTCGCTGGCGATGCGTTCGACATTGGGTATCCAAGCCTGCAATTTTGCCGCGCTGCGACAGCCTCGGCGGTACTTCGCTTCTGCCTCGGTGCATCGCGTCATCGCTGCGAGAGCCGACGGATAGAAAAGATCAACTGCACGGTCGAGCGGATTGACGGTCGACTTCAACTCAGTCGGGTCGATGTCGACTGATGCTGCAATAACATCCGACTGCGGCGGCTCAATCTGTGTTTCGGTTTCAGTGGGGACATTCGGCGAAACAGGTGCAACCGCAGTCGGAGTGCTCGTGTTCAGAGGCAAGCGGATCGACTCGCCGCCTTCGACGGCAGGCAATCCTTCTCGCGCTCTGATTTCGTTTGGTGTCAAGATGCCGTTGGTGACGGCGACGGCATACGCGCTGAAGCGGGTCGACATGTCGCCGCGCAACAGATCATCGAATGAGATGCGTGTCGTCACATCGTCGCCGCGCTTGATCAACTTGCGATTGACTTCTTGCTCCAGTCGAGCAGCCCAACCCGCGAGCGTGCTCTGCACGAACACAGCATTGGCTTGCTCGGCTGACGAGTAGGACACGCCGTCGTTATCTCCGACGCGATGCGACGGCACATTGAATGCGGCGGCGATCTGTTGGCGACAGAACTTCTTCATGCTGTCGAGGTCGCTGTCTTTGGCGTTGGTGCTGATCGCGTCGTACTTGAGACCTTCCTCAAGAATCGCAACCTTGCCCGCACCTTGTGCGCCTGAGTGCACGCGGGCAAATGCCTCGCGCAATCTGTTCGCACCTTCCGCACTCAGTCTGCCCGGCATCGAGAGCACGCCAGCGGGGCGACAGTTGTTGGCGAAGAATCGAGATGTGAACTCCTGCAATTCTAATTCCATGCCGATCAGATCACGCATGCGATGGATCGGAGCCTCGCCAAGCATGCCGTCTGCGCCCGGCCCGACCACATGCAGAATGTCGTAGGGTCTGAACTTGCGTTGCTTGATTTCCTCGGATGCCTTCTCGTCTGCCTTTCCAGTCCAGTACTGGTAATACGGCTGATTGGCAGCGTCTCGCATCATGTACATCAAGTCAGGTCGCAGTCGCTCAAGTCCGATCGGCGTGCCTGCGGGATTGCGATTGATGAATGCAAACGAATTGCCGTACAGCAAGCAATCCGAAATTTGAGCCTCCCGCATAACAAAACTAGTGCAGTCTTCGTTTGCCTCGCAGTTCAGCAGGTGATACACAGGATGCGTCACATCATTGCTTGCGCCGTCCGCGCTGTTGCGCAACACTTGCCACGGCATGCGAGCAAGAGTCTGCGAGATCAATCGCACGCACGCGTAGACAGTCGGCGACTCCATCGCGTTGTCGGGCGAGATCGTCTTGCCAGTCCACGCCCACGAACTCACATACGACTGGATGCCGCCGCCGATCGGCTGACCGATTGGCGTTGTGTCCTCAAACATAGATCGAGGCGGTGCTTTGCCGAGTGCGCGTGTGATGAGATCGATCAAACCCATTGGAGTGGTTCCTTTTCGTATATGGATGTTTTGTTGTCTGCGTCTTTGTGCACCATGCACGCCAACGCCGTGACGAGCGCGGCGATGCAATCGATGCGCTCCGTCGAACTGCTTTTTGATGGTTTGATATTGCCTGCGGGATCGGTGTCGATCATCGTGTTGGCCATGCACCAGTCGGCGACTGGATGCGCGGCGTGCTTTAACTTCTTGCCGAGGACGAGTGCCTCGAGTGCTTTAGAACCTTCTGAGAGACTGCGATAACCTTGTCGCACTTCAAGCATTGGCAGACCTTCTTGTTGCAACCCGACTGCAAACTGCGTTGCGTTCCAAGGGTCGTAGCCGACAGCCTTGACCGAGCGAGCGATCTTGGAGATGTCGCGGATCTTCTGCGCCACATATTCGTAATCGACGACATCGCCCGGCGTGGCGATCAATGATCCTTGCGATGCCCAAGTGTCGTAGGGAACTCGATCGACCCGCGCTCGTCTGCGGATGCCGTTCTCAGGACAGAATGCGTATGAAAGAAATGCGACATTCTCATCTTCGTCGACATTGATCACAGCCACGGAAGTCAAGTCCGTCGTGGTGGACAAGTCGCATGCAATTATGATGTCCTTGCCCGCAAAGTATTGCTCGTCGATCTCGGGCGCGGCGCACGCGGCCCACGACTCAAGCGAGATCCATCGCTTCTTTGTCTCTGTCCACTGGCACAAGTACAACTGTCGGAATGCGATTTCGTGACCGGGTAACTCTTGCGCTTTAAGACACTCGCTTTGCAAGAACGCTTCATCAACACTGACACCCAAGTTGGGGTTCGCTGCTTTCCACACCGCAGGCGACTTCCAATCCGCATCAATGGGTGCTCCAAATAGAACTGGCAAGTGAGCGCGGTCAACGACAGTGCCCGCGCGGACTTTTTGGCTGTACAAATTTTGCTCATAGCACAATGAATGTTTGTCGTGACCCGCAGTCGTAATTGCAATAGTAAGTGGCTCCTGTCGTGCTCCCACGCCAGTCAACATCGCATCCCAAAGATCTCTGTTTGGTGCTGTGTGCAGTTCATCGAATATTGTGCAAGACGGACTCTTGCCGTGCTTTGTTCCTGCATCGGCTGACAAGATCTCGATCTTGCCGTTGTTCTTTGAGCATGTAATCGTGTTGCGATAGATCTCGAGCACGCTCGACAACGCAGGACACGCTCTGATCATTGCCTTGCAAGCGTCGCCGACGATCGCCGCTTGATCTCGACTCGATGCACAACAGTAAACCTCGGGACTGTTCTCGCCGCTTGCAAGCAGCGACCACAGCGCAAGGCCCGCAATCAGTGTGCTCTTGCCGTTCTTGCGGGCGACCTCGATGTATGCCGAGCGATAGCGGCGTGTGCCGTCGGCGCGTTGCCAGCCAATCAAGTTGCCGACGATCGCTTTCTGCCACGGCTGTAACTCGAAGGGCTGACCAGCCCACTTGCCTTTGCTGTGTTGCAACGCTTGCGAGAAGAATGCGAAAGCCGCGTCGGCTTTTGATTGCACGAAGTGATCGCCGTCGCCCGCAGTCGCTACTGCGTCGTAGCCGGGCAAGTCGTATCGCTTAGGATCCGAACTTGAACAGGTTTTTGATCGTGTCTTCTTTGCTATCGCCAGCGGCTTTCTGACCTTGAAGTGCAACCCGACTCGAAGCAGTCAAACCGAAATGAGTGATGATCCGCCACGCCGCGTCGCGCGACTCCCGACGCGCTCGTGCCCACGGATTCATCATCGGTATCCCGCCTTTGCCCTCGATCACATCGCCACCTGACTTGACAGCCATGTGTGCGGCGTGCTCCCCGAGAGCCAATTCGTTTGCGAGCATGCTGACGCTGATGCCGTCTTGCTCTTTCATAACGCCCAACTTCGTAATCTGTGACACGACGAGATCAAAGATTCTTTTGCTCTCGATATTTTCAGTGATGCACGGCAACATGAGCGGCGTGCCGTCAGTGCCGACAACCTCGCCCTTGAGGCGACGCGCCCCGCGTCGCGATCCTCTTAGATTTAATATTGATGTTGGTGTCGGAGCGGGGCCGCGTGTTCCCATGCGTGCAGTTTTGCAATTTTATTTTCGCTCGCAAGTGATGCGTGGAATTTTGTTACACTCCGCATGCGATGTCATCGACACCAGCACCTGCAAAGTGTCAAATATTGGCACTTTCGACCTATAAACAACCCGAACACGCGCGTAAACACAGCCAAGCACGGTAATAATCGGCGGACACCGATTTCGGCGACCCCCCCCTGTTTCTGATGAAATAATGGCATGCCAATGGTTGGATAGAAACGCCATGCCATTCTCACGCTAGAAACGCCACTATTTTTTTAGGTCGGCTTGCGTCTTGCGTGCGTGGCATGAGGCGCACAACGCTTGCAGATTCGATCTGACAAGCCGTAGGTCGGGAGCCTGTGAGATAGGGACAATGTGGTCGACGAGTGTGGCTGCAGTCAGACGACCAATGAAAAGACACGCACGGCATAGACCTTCTTCCATCCGAACCATCCTCGAAAGTTTATGCCATGTCGCGTCATACCCGCGCTTGTGACTGCCTTCTCGATGATCAGGCAGTCGCGGCTGCTTTGCTTGCGGCGCACGCTGACCTAGACGCGGCGGCTTATTCGGCAAGGCGATAGCCAGACTTCAACAGCACGCGGGCAATGTCTGTCGCAGTCGAGCGCACTGCTGCTTCATCGAGCAGCGGCAGCGCGGCATGCAGCGTCTCGTGAATGATGGTGTCGATGCGTTGCGCTGGTGTCATCGATGCACGGATGCAGATGGTCGGCCGTCTGCCCGGTGGATGGTCGCATGTTCCCCACGCAGTGCGGCTGATCTCTTTGCTCTTCACGAACTTGACGCGCCACATGATGCCGCCGATCTTGCATGTGAAGTCATTGGGCATCGAGCACCTCCCAATTCATGCGAGGTCGCATCCGATTGCGTCCAGTCGTTGTCGCCTTGATTGATTCATAGTCAACGAATAATCGAATCCACTTTTGCCGGCACGGCTTCGGGCCACCACCGAGTTGTGCTTCGTAGCCCTTGGCTCCGTCCTCGTATCCTTTGCTTAGTGTTCCCACCCGCACGAACGAACAGAAGCGAGACAGCACCCTGTACGCACCGTTCTGACTTGATAGGTACTCGCGCTGCACGCCGATGATATTTGAATTGTGATCATGCCCGCAGATAATGCAGTCACATGACTCGACCCAACTAAACATGTTCTTTGCTGCTCCGAAACCACCGCCTGCGCCGTGAAAGTATTTGAGACTAAATGTCAAGTGGTTGCCACCCGCAGCCAGCTGCACCTTCACCCAACCTCCGTAGCCACCGACTCCGCATTGTGTTTTGCACTTGCTCTTCAGTGCTCTGACTGTGTTTGTCACGGGGCAACTTTCGTGGTGACGCTCCCATGATGTCTCGTGATTGCCAGCACCCCACAAAATAAATCGCTCCGCTGCTCCTGGCACTTCATCGCACAAGAACGATGCCGTCTCATCAATGCACTCGTCAAAGTATGCGGTCGCCGCAAGATTAGATCGTAGTCGTGATTTGTCTTGACGCGGGTCGGTTCGTCCTTGGCAGAGGTCGTACCAATCTCCGTTGTTTATGATCATGGCATCGCGCTTGACTGCGGTCTGCAATAAACGCTTAAGCATCACCCGATCGCATGATGGCGAATCGAAATGCACATCGCTCAACACAAGTATCCACCGCTCCCACTTCATTGATTTTGCAGTCTCATTGACTATGTGAATGTTTCGACCGTGATGCGTGACCTTGTATGTTGGTGGTTTCACGCTCTTGGACATTACTTCTCCCCGATTAGGTTCAGCAACTCTCTTGCGAACTGCGGAGCGTCGCTCACGCGCATCATCACGACCCAGTTGTTCTCACCGTCTTGTCGAAAGACAACGACTGGCGTTTGACCGGGAGCCGCGTCCATCTCTGCCTGCTCAACCCAATCGGTCACGGCCACACGACAGTATCGCTTGCACTCGACATGCAGATTGCCAGTGCCCTTGAGATCTGCATCACCAGCTGCGCCGCAGAACTGCACAGAGCGTCGTGCTTCCGTGCAGTTCCAATGCTTTGCGAGTTCAGCGGCGCACTCGCGCTCTCCGACCTTGCCTTTGGTTCGCGAGTGGCTTCCCATGACTACATTTTGCCCTTTATATTTTCGCTCGCAATAGGGCTATGCATATCAGCATGGATATGCATATTAAGATTCGCTGAAATAGGTCTTGTCTCCGTCCCACCGAAAGCGACCGATGTAGACCCACTTGTTGTCTGGCATCCGTGTGTAAAGAGCCTCGCTGTATTGACCCTTGAGGTGTAAAGGCACCTCCCTATCGAGACACTCGCCCCGAACCACTCCAAGGCGAATATTCGTGTCTCGGCGATCGGGAGTGATTGTGTCTCCACAACACGGCCCGCCGATGAGCATGAAGTCCTCGTCGGGTTCAATCGGATCCTCGTGCTTCTCGGGTTCGCTTTCCACCGATGCATTTTCTCACAGAATCTTCCGCTCGCAATAGCGGCAATATCGGATAATGCTTCAGCAGCTGTAGTGCCCGCTTGCGGATGTCTTTGATCTCAACCGCTTTTGCATGCAGCAGGAAGAAAAGGAAATCCCGTGTCTGTGCGATCGTGCGCTGGCTCTCGTCTTCGGTTGTCATTTCAATTTCCGTTCCTTGGGGTCTTGGTTCCTGCTGAGTCGCGGCTGCAAGCAGAACTCGAGATGCCGTATGTGATCCCGCTCTCCCTCACACTGGCGCAGCCTCGCCTCGACTGCCTCGAACTCCCGCACCTTCACCTCCCAAGAGACAATCCAGACGACGACCTCCCGTAGCCGCTGTGCATCTCGCTCAGACCCGAGCGCGGCGACTCGGGTTGCAATTCGGAGGATGATGTCGGCTTGGGTCATGTCAAAACATTGGAGGGGCTAACTCCGCCTCCGATGTCCTCCGATGTTTTAGAGGTGTCCCAAAGCGCGGTCGGGATCGAGTGGAGGGGCGTTGCCTGTAAGGCACGCCCCTCCACTCTTTCCCGCCCCCCATCATTGGAGGGGCGATCATTGGAGGTTGCTATATATAGAGCCTCCGATAAAGTTATTGGGTACATAAAGTAGCCTTTCTGTATGGCCCGCGATCGGATGCTGCGGAGAGCAAACCCGCTCCGAGAGCCGCTTGTCGGAGGGTCTTAACACGGTTGGCGGTGAGTTTGTAACCGAGCGCAATGGCTAGAGCCTGATGACTTGATAGGGTCTTGTCACCCCAAACCTCGTCAACGAATCGCTCGGGAGTCCAGCCGTCATCCGTCTGCCCTTTGCGCTTGAGACGCTTGGCATCTTTGTCCTCGCCTGCGCAACTAAAGATAGGAAATTGCCAGTGCAATACCTTCGGTTCCACCGGGGCGAACGATCGCACGGCGGCATCAAGAACTAGATGGTGCTCGTCTTCGTGATGGCGCAG